GTTGCAATATCCGCAGAGGCCCAGCTATTCCATTAAAGAAAGAAGAAGTTACAGAATGACACAAGAAGCAGTTATCAGAGCATTACAGAACGGCCCACTTACATCCTACCAACTAGAGGATTTAACAGGCATACCCAGACTATCTATTGCAGCTTGTTGCACAAAGATGAGTTACAAGAAGAAATTAAAAATTGGAAAAATTAAGTTAGGCCGTTCTTGGGTTTCTCAGTACACGCTTGAGCCTCACATGATTGTAGCTACCCAAGCTGCCAATGATGAGCCTTATGACAAGCTAAATCCTTTCGACATTCGTAATGCCAAGGGTATCTTTTCTAAGGCTGAATATGCGGTAATGAACGCACAAGCTAAAAGATTGCTTGGCAAATCATTTACACAAGATATTACAAACAACCAGTTTATTTGATACAATGTTTTGAAACACGGCTAGGTGGGGGGTAGCTACCCCATCGAAAAGAGAACTCCCCTCCTGCCGATTGTTTCTTTCTGGGAGATTTGCGGAGAAGTGCCATGCACTATTACAAATTTAACATTGCGGATTATCGTAAAGATACTGGTCATTTATCAACCATTGAACATGGCATCTACCGCCAGTTGATTGATTGGTATTACCTTGATGAAAACCCCATACCATTAGAAACCCAAGTGGTTTCTCGTAGGTTACGATTGGCTTCTGAGATAGAGGTTTTATCTCTGCAAAACGTACTGTCTGACTTCTTTAAAGAGGGTAAGTCAGGCTATGTGCATAAGCGCATAGAGTTAGACATTAACGACTACCATGAGCAAGCAGAGAAAAACCAACGTAATGGAAAGCTAGGTGGAAGACCAAAGAAAACCCAATCGGTTATTGATGGGTTTCCAGATGAAAGCCAAAATAACCTTAACCATAAACCACTAACTACTAACCATAAACCAATAGAGAAGAAGACACTCGGCAAACGCCTCGCTTCTGATTTTAGTTTTCCATTGGAATGGGAACAGTTCTGCCAACAGACAAGACCAGAACTTAGCCCTGTTAAAACCTTTGACCAGTTTAAGGATTACTGGATAGCCCAAGCAGGTCAGAAGGGTGTGAAGCTGGATTGGTTTGCAACATGGCGTAATTGGGTGAGAAGCACAAACGCACCGAAAGTTAATCCTGCTGACAGAGTAAGGCTCACAGTTGCACCATCAAATGAGCCTGACCCTGCACTTACAAAGATTATTGCTGACGATAAGAAAGCAGTTCCTCCATCGTTAGAAGTTTTAGCAAAGATGGCTGAGTTGCGGAGAAAAGCATGAACTTTGAATGGCCTATAAATGACTCAAGCAGAATTGGAACACTTCAAAAACTGCGAAGCCCAAGAGTGGATACGCAGGTACAACCAAAAGAAATTGACGATTGGCTCAAGCAAAGCGTTGCTCTGGTGGCAGGGAGTGTGCGTGGACTTGGAACGAATCAGAGGAAAGTCAGATACTTTGCTTTTGAGGGACAGAATGACGAGGTTACGAAATGAGACACGCAGCCAGAGTTGATGCAAACCAAGAACAGATAGTTTCAGCACTCAGGGCTGCTGGCGCATTTGTCTGGATTATTGGCTTACCTGTTGACCTTTTGGTTGGCTATAAGAATCACACTTTCCTGATGGAGATTAAAACGGACTCTAAAAAGCGTTTAACGAAGCTACAAGCGGACTTTTTCGAGAATTGGTCAGGTAGTACCTTGTGCAGAGTAAATGACGCTGAGAGCGCATTACGGATGATTGGAGTTAAGCGTGATTCTTAACCTGACAAGCACAGAACAGGCGAAAACCATTATTCGCCACAATTGGGAAAAGATAACTAATGCTCTGGACGCTGGCAAACATCTAACGATGGAGATAAAGCTAAAAAGCAAAACTCGTGAGCAAGAGGAAAAATACCATGCAATGATTAACGACATTGCAAAGCAAGCACAGCATTTAGGGGCTAAGTGGTCAGCAGATGATTGGAAGCGTTTATTGGTTGACCAGTTTATGCGTGACTGTGGAGACTCTGGTGGGAAGGTAATTCCTAATCTTGATAGCACAGGGATTGTCCAGCTAGGTTTTCAGACTCGTAACTTCACCAAAGAACAAGCAAGCGAATTCGTAGAGTGGCTTTACTCTTGGTCAGCAAATAAAGGAATAAATCTGTAAGTAGGTATAAACACCTAGTAAATACTTTGTTTAGTTTGCTATACTCACGTCAGCCCAAGCAATTCGCAAGGGTACTTTTAAGGGTACAAAATGAAATACGAATTTGACACAACAACTGGCGAAGGTTCTGTAATTGTTACTGTCGTGATGGAGTACGAGCAGGACGCAGATGGAACTTATAACGAAAATATTTCAGATGTGATTTACGAAAAGGTGTCTCTGATGGGACTCTTTACTGACGCACAATATCGTGAACTTGAGATGGAAGGCACAATGAGACTGACCAGCCATTTACTCGCTGAATCTGACCATGCCAAGATTATGGCTTACGAGCATGAGTAAAGAATGGAAGTTAATTCTTGTAGGGCTGACTGCTTTCTGGGCAGCAGTCCTTGTTCTATTAAGGTTTTGGTATGACTAAAGAAGAAATTTACAAAATGGTTAAAAAGTCAGACCTTGGCTTTTTGCTAGGCGACAACTGGATGATGCACCAAGAATTTGAATATTTTGCAAAGTTAGTAGCAGAAAATGAGCGTAAAGCGTGTGTAAAAGTATGTGAAAAACTGCAAAAACAAATGACCCCTATTGCCTCATTAAGTGCATTTGCTTGTTCAACAATGATAAAAGCAAGGGGTGAGTAATGACTAGAGAAGACGTTATTCGCATAGCCCTAGAAGTTGGCTTCTATGATGGCGAAGTTGATAAGTGTCAATTGATGCTTGAACGCTTTGCCTATCTAGTTGCTCAACAAGAGCGTGAGGCGTGTTTGAAGATTGCTGAGAAATACAACGAGCATTGGACGGCAGATGCCATCCGAGCAAGGGGACAAGCATGACTGATTGGACTAAGGAAGAAGACGAAGCCTTTAATGTTGTTGAGCAACAAAGCAACCTTGGTAAGCAAATCCTAAAAGCCCAAGGTCAGCCCTATCATTTTGATACTTACGTTTCACTCTCACAAAGAAACCATGTTCTTGAGGAAGTGGCTTTAGAGTTTGACAAGATGAAAGCCTTTGGTGACACAGCACATAGTTTTGCTGCTTTTGTAAGAGGTATGAAAAATTGATTCATTATCATGGACTTCCTATAACACCTGCAACAGTAGCTGTTAAAGCAGTTGAGAATGGTCATGCTTTTGTTTCATTTGCTCACTCAGACCAGTTGTCTGTAGCAATAGAAGTTTGTCAATCATTTGCCATAGACAATGGGGCATTTTCCGCTTGGAGACAAGGCAAACCAATTACTGATTGGCAACCTTTCTATGATTGGGCATTAAATCTAAAGAAAGTTCCATCTTGCGACTTTGCAGTTATTCCAGATGTGATTGATGGAACAGAAACTGACAACGATGCTTTGTTGAGAGATTGCCCTTTGCCGACATGGTTTGGCGCACCAGTTTGGCATATGCACGAATCCCTTGAGAGACTAGAACAACTGGCAAACACCTATGTTCGGGTCTGCATTGGTAGTTCTGGAGAGTTTTCTACAGTTGGAACATCTCAATGGTGGGTAAAAATTGGTCAGGCAATGAGGGTTATTTGTGATGACATGGGAAGACCTGCTTGCAAACTGCATGGTTTGAGGATGCTAGACCCTGCAATCTTTACCAAGTTACCATTTTCATCAGCCGATAGCACCAATATAGGTAGAAATGTAGGCATTGATGTGCATTGGAAGCATGGAAATTATTTACCACCTACCAAGGAAGCAAGAGCGCAAATCATGCGTTCTAGGATAGAAGCCTTTAATGCACCATCCAGATGGAACTTTTATCAACCAATGGAACAGGAAACACTTTTATGATTTTTGCTTTAATAGCGTATGCCGTGGCAATGACTTTGGCAAACCTTTTGGTGGCAACATTTGGCCCTGCAATTAGCCCAATAAACGCTTTTTTTCTAATCGGACTTGACCTAACATTGAGAGATTGGCTTCATGTTCGCTTAAAAACTTGGCAAATGGGCGGTTTAATTATTGGAACTGGCTTAATAACTTATCTGCTAAACCCTGCGTCTGGAATGATTGCAGTAGCTTCTGCCGTGTCATTCTTGGTTGCATCTGTAGTTGATTGGGCGGTGTTTGTGAAAGCAACAGGCTCATGGATTAAACGAGCAAATGTTTCAAATACGGCTGGTGCTGCCGTGGATTCTTTGCTTTTCCCAACTATTGCATTTGGTGTTTTGATGCCAGAAATTATTGCACTTCAGTTTATTGCAAAAGTTTCTGGTGGTGCAGTATGGTCATTTTTATTGCAAAAGTTCCAAAATGAACAACAGACCCAACAATAGGGAACGACTCCATTTGGCAAAGATTAAGGAAATGCCTTGTGGGGTCTGCAATGCTTCTCCTCCAAGCGATGCACACCATATTGTCCAACATAACCAATACTTATGTATTCCTTTATGCAAAGATTGCCATCAGGGGTCATTCAATGGAATACATGGACAGGCTAGGATTTGGAAGGTTATGAAGCTAGACGAGATGGATGTTTTAAATCTAACCCTTGCAAATCTTTTTAGATAGCGCACAATGGACGCACTCAGTTGCCATTGAGACTTTAGAGGGACTTGTTCCCTCTTTTTTTTTATGAGATAATAAATAAACTCCATAGGGATAACCATGTCTGGTTTACTTGAGCCATCCGTAAAAATTGAGATTGAGATACAAAGCCAAGAGAAAAAAGGCGAAGCGTGTCCAGTTGCCACAGGTGACGTAGAAGTCAATCTTGAGTGTCGTCAGAAAGCCATTGATAAGG